CCGGCCACTCAGTATCAAACTCCTGCAAACAACCCTCTTTTGGGTGTAACGACACCAAACAACGTAAACGGTATTCGCATTGGCCAAACCCTTCTTGTTCAGCAAGAAAATGGCTCAGTCGTTAATCACGCAGTTGTAACCGCTGTTGCTGATGGAACTGTTACCGTTGCCTTTTACGAAGGGCTTGGTATCGGCGTTGCCGGTGCCTCCAACACTTTTACCTTATGGGTATATGGCTCTGAATTTGCAAAAGGCTCTGCCGGAATGACTCAGTCGGTTCAGTCTTTTGACATTTTCAAAGACAACAACCCAATTATTTTGAAGGACAAATTCACCGTAACCGGTTCTGACATGACTCAGATTGGCTGGGTTGAAGTCACCACCGAAAACGGAGGGTCCGGATACCTGTGGTACATGAAGGCCGAGCACGAAACTCGTCTTCGCTTTGAAGATTATCTAGAGGCATCTATGCTTGAGGCAGTTCCTGCTGAAACGGCTTCTGGTGCTATTGCTGTTTCTCCTGCTTTGAAAGGAACAAAGGGCGTCTTCTTTGAAGTCGCTGCAAACGGAAACGTATTCAGTGGTGGTTATCCTACTAGCCTTGTTGACTTTGACGCGATTGTTCAGCGTCTTGACAAGCAGGGTGCTATTGAGGAAAATGCCTTGTTCGTAAACCGTGCCGCTTCTTTCGCCATGGACGACTTCTTGGCTGCTCAGAACTCTTACGGCGTTGGTGGAACATCCTACGGTTTGTTCAACAACAGCGAGCAGATGGCTTTGAACCTCGGCTTCCGTGGCTTCCGTCGCGGTTACGATTTCTACAAGACCGACTGGAAATACCTGAATGACCCCACTATGCGCGGTCAGGGTACTGCAACCGGTACTGTTGGTGGCGCAATCAATGGAATGCTTGTTCCTGCTGGTTCTACCAATGTTTACGACCAAGTAATTGGTCAAAACGCCAAGCGTCCATTCTTGCATGTTCGTTATCGTCAAACCGAGTCAGAAGACAGGAAGTTCAAAACTTGGGCAACCGGTTCTGCCGGAGGCGCTGCAACAAGCGACCTTGACGCAATGGAGGTCCACTACCTATCCGAGCGTTGTGTTTGCACACTTGGTTCCAACAACTTCTTCTTGTTCCGAGCCTAAACGATTACCGAAGGGGGGGGGTGTTTGAACACCCCCTCCTTTATTTTTTTAACCTTTAAATTCAAATCAAATGCCTAAAATCTATAAACTAACCGGAGGCGCTGCGCCTATGAGCTTTATGCTTGCAAGCAGAAACACAATCGCAAAAAGACTTTACCATTTTGACGGCAAGGTCAATCGCGAGCTACGCTACGCTCGAAATCAAAAAAGCCCTTTTGTTGATGAACAAGATGGCAATTTTATCCTTGAACCTATCATTTTTGAAGATGGATTTTTAAGAGTTGAAGACTCAAACCCCGTTCTTCAAAAATTTCTCGAATTACATCCAGACAATGGGACTTCATTTGTCGAGGTTGATAGCAAGAAAGATGCACAAAAAGAACTTGATTGGCTAGAGCTTGAAGCTGACGCTTTGTCCAAGGCTAGAACAATCGATTATGCTATGATGGAGAACATTGCTCGAATTGCCCTCAGTATTGACCCCTCTCGGATTAGTACGCAGGAGTTAAAGCGAGACATTATCATTTATGCAAAAAACAATCCGGAAGAGTTTTTGTCAATCGTCAACGACCCAAATGTCGCTCATGATGGCTTGGTCGCCCGACTATTTGACTATGGGACTCTTGTTGTAAAAAGAAATGCTGTTCATTACAATTTGACCAATAATAAGTCAAAATTGCTTATCATTCCGGCCGGTCAAGATGCCCATGAGGCGGTTAGCTCTTATTTCGTGACCGAAGAAGGAGCTGAAGTGATGGCTACGCTTGAAAAATATATCTCTGAATAATTAGTATATTTGCCAAAAGTTCTAGTATGGTAAAGTTCCTTAGGTTTACTAAGTCGGTAATGGCTCAAAGCGCAACAGATAACATGTCTGGATTAGCGTCTCATTACATTAATTTGAGTAAGATTAGTGATGCTAGGTTGTCAACCGCTTCAGCCGCGGTTTTTCGTGTCAATCGTGCTTTTTTGACAACAAAGGATGCGATTACAGTTTCTGTATCACCAGCTAGCTCACCCAATATCATTTCTTTCGTTGAGGCCGTTACAGCGGCAAGTACCAATGGATACTCAAACACGAATAACGTGTATACTTACGATACGCTTCCATCTGCGGCATCACCAATTAGCACTATTGCTTTAGGATAATAATATGGCAAAATTTTTAAAATTACCCGTAGGTCCATCAACTAATAGCGTATGGACTGCCGTAGCGGCAAACGGGAATACAGTTGTTGCTTTGGCAAATACCGGAAGACTTAGGGCCGCTAGAAGCACGGACGGAGGTGTCACTTGGTCATTTATTGGACTAGATGGTACATTAAACAAAAACTGGACACACGTTGCTCACAATGGAGGCAACACCTTTGTCGCTGTGGCTAGTTCCGGCGGTACGAATCACATTATGCGAAGCACAGACGCTGGACAAACTTGGGCTTTAGCAGCAACCTCCGTTACAGATGCTTTAACTTGCGTTGCTTGGAGTGGGAATTATTTTCTTGCCGTAGGCACAAGCGGAACTGCTCATAAATCAGGTGCCGGCGACACTTGGACTGCTGTTGGTGCTTATCCGGGTGGTACCGGCGCTTATCAAAGCGTTGTTTGGAGCGGAACCGCTTGGATTGCGTGCAGAAGCGATGGGGCAGCGGGTACTTCATTTATTACAGGCAATACTGAAAACATAACCTCCTGGGCAACCCAGGCAAATTCTCCTGCCGGTGCCTGGATTGAAGTTGTTAGGGCTGGCTCTGCCGCTTGGGCAATAACAAGTACGGGAGGTGCAGGTGGAACTTGCACAATAAATGGCGCTGGAACCGCTTATACGACCGGCTCTAATTTATCTTCTGGAACATACGTTGCCGCGGCGAGTGATGGAACGGCCGGAATGGTTGTCTTATCACAAATTGGGCCCGGGGCAACTAGGATTACTACAAGCGCAAATGGAACGGATTTTATTGTTCAAACAACTCCAAACACAAACGCTACATCGCAGATGTGGTCGGCAGCTGCATCTACCGCAGCAAACTCTTTTGTTGTTGTTTCGTTTTCAGGCGGAAGCACAAATAGGGTGGCAAAGAGTTCAGCGTTAGCGACTTGGGAAGGATATAATATGTCGTATGTAAATACGGTTGAAATTCAAAGCCCTAACTACTACAATGTCGAGAACTTTTTATACATGAGGCCCGGAGCTCAAAACACTGTTATTCTTGACCTTGACTCTGCAAATCCATCTTCTGATGTGTTTACATTTACTTTTGGCTCCGATTATAGCGGAGCCACCCATGAAATTTTAATGGATGCCATTATGGCGGCTAATTCTCAAGAACTTGCTCCGGCTGGGTTTTTTGAAATTTCAGGAATGCTACCTGATGGTCGATTTATTGATTTGCAAACTTCAAATGTTCAAAGTTAAAAGATATGGCTAAATTTTTGAGAATTTTACCCGCACAACAGACGACTTCAACAAACGGTCCTATTTTGTTGGACCCGGAGTCAATTTTGGTAATGACAGCCGGAGGTGACACTGCTGTTACATTGATTACAAATACCCTTGACTCTAATAGTGAAATAGCCACTGTTACTTTTAGCTCAGCAGACGCTAGTTATGCGGCTCATCGTAATTTTTGCGATGCAATATGCGCTGCTGCTTCAGACCAAAAGTCGAGCATTTATGACCTGCCTCCAATTATCGGTGGCGATGGCGCTGCGAGAACTATTACTTCTATTGTTTACGCTTAATCTTTTTTGAAATTATGGCTAGTTTTTTGAAAATATATGGGGCAAACTTGACGGTCGCAACCAACTTTGATGCTATTATTTCATGTCGAAATATAGCCGCTTTAACGGCAACCGCTACAACTGTCGTTATTAACTATGCAACAGGTAGTAGTGGAACCGATATCGTCACAATAACTGTTCCGAGTGATACAAGCGGAAACTTTCAGCGTGAATTGCAAAATATCATCATTCAAAATATAAATAATAACGAAGGCATAGTTGATGTTCAACCATTGTTCACGAATGGAACAACGGCGGCGAATAATAAAATTAGCAGCGTGGCTATTGCCTAATAGTTTACAATAATCAACAAAGCCACCCCCTGAAACTCAGGAGGGTGGCTTTTTTATTACCTTTGCGTATGGCTGAATTTATGCAAATAAACACTTCGGCGGATGTTCCGTCCCTGTTGAATATCAAGGATGCAAAATCAGTTTTAACCACGGTAAGTACCATTGTTTTTTATTATGGAAGTAGCAATACAGCTACGGTTACTTTTTCGATTTCAGACTCTAGTTACAACCTGCAAAGGTGGTTTTTAGGGCAAGTGACTTTAGCCGGTCAATCAGATGTTTCTTATTACGTCTTGGGGCCATTGCCAAAAGTTCCAAATAATGACGCCGTAACCATTAGTTCCGTGGTATTTGTATAATAAAGTATCTTTGCATTTATGATTGACGACGTTAGAAATGCGGTACTCGCCGTTGCAAATAAGAATAACTACGGATATATAACTCCGTCGGACTTTAACTTATACGCTCAGCAAGCGCAGCTTGATGTGTTTGAGGGTTATTTTCAGTTGTATAACGACCAAATCCGCAAGGAGAATGCCCGGCAATCCGGAACGGGATACGCCGACCTAAGACAGATAACCGAAGAGGTCATTGACACCTTTAGTACAAGTCAAGCGGCTACTCTTGTTTCCGGTTCGACTTTTAGCGTACCAACAAACTGTTATACCTTGGTGAATGTGCTTTACGGGAGTCGAGTAGCTGAAAGGCTTTCGCTTAATAAGCTGAACCAACTTCTTGCGTCAAATCTCACGGCGCCGACAATTACATATCCCGGATATACCATAAGTGGCACGACCACTGGGAGTCCATTGGCGCTTGTTCAGCGAGTGACGATGTACCCAACCACGATTGCGGCTAATGTCAACTTTCAGTACATCCGCTATCCCCGGATTCCAAAGTGGACTTGGGTTTCGCTTGGCGCCAATGGCGACCCAATTTTTAACCAAAGCGCCGCTGATTATGTGGACTTTGAGCTACCAGAATCAGATATGCCGGCGCTTATTGCAAGGATTCTTCAGTATGCCGGAATCTCTATTCGCGAAGGCGATGTCTATCAATTCGGTCAGGCAACCGAAACGGAAACCCTACAAAAAGAGCGCTCATAATGACATACATAACTCAGTATCAGTATTACGACAATGCGGGCAATTCCCCTCAGGACGCTAATTGGGGCAGCTATCAGTATGTGTCGCTAGAGGACATCGTCAACAACTTCATGTTGATGTATCAGGGCAACCATGAGCTTATCAATAACATCAACCGGTATCAGGTATTGTTTTTCGCAAAGCGCGCAATACAGGAGCTGAATTACGATGCCCTCAAGGAGATTAAAGTATTGGAGCTGCCGGTTGGTAGCGACTTGAAAATTTTTCTTCCATCTGATTATGTGAATTGGGTTCGGATTTCGGCAGAGGTCAATGGTGTGCTATTTCCGCTTAGCGAAAACTTTCAGACCAATTTTGCAACGGCTTATCTACAAGACCAAAGCGGAGCGTTGCTTTACGACCAAAATGGCAACGTGCTATCTCCGCAGTATTCGGACTTGGACCTAGGCAGAATAAACAATACGGCGCCAAGTTTGTACGTTAATCCATCAAGCCCATACAACGGCAACTACGGATGGTGCATTGATGACGTTTGGTATTTCCGATGGGGTATTGGCGGCAACTATGGACTGAATACAGAAACAGCCAATGGCAATCCTGTCTTCAAGATTGACAAGCAAAGTGGTGTCATCAATTTCAGCTCGAACATGAGCGGGCTTCTTTGCGTCATCGAATATGTGTCCGATGGCATGGAGAACGGCAATGACGGCTCCGTTAAAATCAACAAGCTTTTTGAGGATTACATATACGCTGCAATCAAATACGCCATCTTGAACAATCGTTTTGGTGTTCAAGAATATATCGTGAACCGGGCTAAAAAAGACCGAAGGGCTCTTTTGATGAATGCAAAAATTAGACTTAGCAACATTCACCCGGGTCGCCTCTTGATGAATATGAGGGGCCGCGATAAATGGATTAAATGAAGACAGTAATAAACTATACCGGTGGCAAAATGAACAAAGACCTCGATGAGAGGCTTGTTCCGCCCGGCGACTATGTTGATGCCTTAAATGTAAGGACCGGTTCTACCGAGTCTACTGAGATTGGTTCGGTTGAAAAAGTCCGTGGCAATTCGTTGGTCACGGATGTTTTTTATGACCCATCTACCGAGGCCAAAATATCGGTAAACGCAAAGTGTATAGGCGTATTCAAGGATGAATCCAAAGAGGTTATTTATTGGTTCATTCATGACTTTAATCCGGGCGGAAGCTATCCGGTTAACGATACATGCGACCTTATCGTTTCATACGACACCAATCTTGGAACTTTGACATATCACGTCATTGACTTAGGTGGTGTTTTGAATTTCTCCTATGACTATCCGATTACCGGTATCAGCATTGTTGAGAATTTGCTTTTTTGGACGGACAACTTAAATCCGCCTAGACGCATAGACATTACGGCGGCTTACTCTGGAACGATTACTGAAGAAATGTTTAATGTCATCGTAAAGCCACCTAGTGAGGCTCCGCAGATTTCGCTTACATACATTTCAACGGTTGGAAATTTTCTAGAAGAAAACTTCATATCGTTTGCGTACCGTTATAGATACGCAAATGGCGAGTATAGCGCTCTTTCTCAATTTAGCGAAATAGCTTTTGTTCCGTCTGATTTCTCAATCGACCCAAGTACATACCTCAACGAGGGTATGGTTAATCAATACAACGCTGCTTACATTTCATACAACTCCGGAAGCTCTTTGGTTAAGGAGATAGAGATATGTTACAAAAAAGGAAGCGGCAATGAAATCAAGGTAATTCAACGAATCAATAAACAGCAATCTTCTATTGTTGATAATACGGTTCATAGTTTTCTATTTTCTAATAACAAAATATATACAACACTTCCTTCGTCGGAGTGGTTTAGATTATACGACAACGTGCCACACAAAGCAAAAGCTCAAGCAATTATGGGCAATAGGCTTATGTATGGTAATTATGTTGAGGGATATAATCTTATTGACAGCGATAATAATAAAGTAAATATTACTTACGGAGTTCAACCGTTGTCTGAAGAGATTTTGTCCAAGCCATTGACAACATCATTGTTTTCTCACGTTTATCCGCCGGGTTGGTACACATCAGCTCCGACGGCAACAATAACTAGCTCAAAGTTTAGAATAAACATTCCGGTTGCGTATCAGAATAATATTC